AATGTATGTTGATTCGGGGAACTTACTCAAACGGCGCGTGGTCTTTTGAAATTCTCGCATCCGGGAATGAGTGGAAACTTGGTCAATTTTGGATTAATGGGTCTTATGCTTACGCCGTTACCGATTATACGAATGGCGACAGACCTACTGGTATCATTCGGTGGCCTCTTTCCAAAATTGCAGATAGCACATGTTTTGAATATGTGGCAACGATTCCAAATGAACCGCCCCTCTCATCCTATTTTGAGGACAATGCTGGGGTGAAAATCATTCTTCCTGATGGGATTGGATATAAGAAATTTTACATGGCACGAAATAATTACGATTTTAAGCAGGTTAATATAGAAATGGCCGATAACGTCGCGCCAATGGTTTTGATTGGCCCGAATTATAAAGGCGAATGTGTTGTGAACGGAATTAATGGATATAGTTCAACACAACCATTTCGTCTTAATTATAGGAGATATATGCTATCGGACGGATTAAGAAGTGCCGGAGTCTCATCTTTTGCGGCAGTGCCAAACCTAACATAACCCATAACTGATTGACTTATGACAATAGAAGAAATCAAGAGAACGCTTGACAAAATAGTTTCAGAGTAACTAATAATAGGCTACAGCACGAAAAAAGGGGCTGCTTCCGTGATGGAGGCGGCCCCTTTTGGTTTTGTCACTTAATCATGTCGTAGCCACCTATCAGGTCTGTCTCCGTCATGTGGGTATAAATCTCTGTGGTGTGGATGTTGCTGTGACCGAGCATGCGCTGCACAACTTGAATCGGGATGCCGGAGCCGAGACAGACGGTGGTGGCGAAGGTGTGGCGGGCGCAGTGTGTGGTGAGCTTCTTGCCGAGTTCCATTTCCTTGCAGAGCAGGGCGAGCTGGCGGTTGTAGCCTACGTTGCTGCGATGCGGCAACTTGAAGTCGTACTTTCGCAGGATGTCGAGCACGATCGGCAGCAGGACGATGGTGTTGCGCTCGTTAGTCTTCTGGCGATGGTTGTAGACGAGCCAGTGCCCTTGCACCTGACGACGCTTCGTGAAGTCGACATTAAACAGATCAACGTAGGCGAGGCCGGTGTAGCAGCTCACAAGGAAGCAGTCCTTCACCTCTTGACGTTCCTGGCTCTCCGGCTGGTAGGCGATGAAGCGGTCGAGCTCTTCACGGGTGAGGAAGACGCGCTCCTTGCAGCGACCTTTGACGATGTGCAGGCACTCATACGGATTGGCTGCGATGATCTTCCGCACGATGGCCTCGCGGATGATGGTCTTGATGGTGTTGTGAATCTTTGCGATAGAGGTGTCGGCCATCAGGTGCGAGCCGTGGGCCTTGCGGCGGCGAAGGTACTCATCGAAGCGACAGAGCTTCTCCGGGGTGAGGTCTTCGAAATGCTCGAGGTAGGGAGCCTCGTTGCGGAGTAGGTTCAGTGTTGAGACGAAGCGCAGGCGCGTGGTGTGTTTCATGACGCGGTCGGCAGTGCGGCTCTCGAAGAACTCAAAGAAGGACATCGACTTGTAGTCGAGGTGGATTTCCTGAGCGTTCATTTGGCCGAGTTTGATTTGCCGTGACACGCGGTCGAGGTTCTCGACAATCTGCTCCTGGTTGGAGTAGTAGGTTGTGACGCCGTTGGCGACAACCGAAAATCTGGGTTGTTCCATATTGTTTGTGTAACTTAAATAACGTGTAACACTTGAAAATGAAGGAAGGGTGTTACACTTGCCCTTGTCAGCGGGGGATCAGTCCGCCTATCCTTCTGGTGCAAAGGTAGCAACTTTTTGCAAAACTTGCAAGAATTTTCAAACATTTTTGAAAGTAAACCCACAGCAATAATTCGCCGGAATAGCAGAAGCAACAACAAAGACAGCAATGAAACAAGTAACAACAAACGGCAGCGCAGGTGCTGAAGGAGGTGGCCGATGATATGGACCACCCTACAGTACATCAAGGAGCATTCGCGCATTTGCTGCGACGGCGAGGATGGCGTGCTGGAGCTCTACGGAGCCGCAGCCGAGAAGACCATCATGAAGCTGCTCGACCGAGACTATGAAGACATCGTAGGAACTTTCGGCACCGCCGACCAGCCAGTTCCAGAGCCCATCCGTCAGGCAACGCTGATGTTGGTAGATATGAGCTATCAGCACCGTTCACCTGCCGACACGATGAACCTCTCCATTGTGCCGTACAGTTTCGACCTGTTGCTGAAGCCTTACATGCGGCTTGCAGGCACATTCTCCAACGACCAGCGCAACGCCATCCTCGCGCAGCTCGCCGAGCAGACGACGTTGTTAGTATTCTTCAAACCAGACGGTGCCGACGACGTGAGCAAGCGTATCGGTGAAGCCTACGCCCGCTTTGCCCAGTTCTCTAACCCGTCGCCCATCATCCTGAAGGCAATGAAGGAGCAGACCGACGCCTTGTCCGCTGAAGTGCAAGCACTGGTAAACCCGAGCACGGAAAACGCTGAACAATAAACGACGACGACATGGCATATTCAACTGGAATGCTCAAGCATCGCATCATGATTCTGAACAAGGTGCTGCCCACGCAGGGCGAGTTCGGAGAAACCACGCAATACGAGGTGAAGTCGTGCGTGTGGGCAGATGTCACCTGGTCGAAGGGTGTGAAGGCACTGCGAGAAGGTGCGCTGGATGCCTACGACACCATCATGGTGCGAATGCGCTACAACGCTATCGTCACGCGCGACTCGCGGCTGCTGTACGATGGCGTGACCTATCAGATACAAAGCCTTCATGCCGACCAGCAGGATAACACTGTTCAGATCACGGCAACGGAAGTGGTGTGATGGGAGAAAAACGACGAAAAGTAAAATAACGAAAAAGATATGGGAATTTTTAATCTATTTGCACCGACGGGAATGATACCTATCCGGCAGCGCGACGCGAGTGTGCCAGGTGTTCCCGTGACGACCGACCCGAACCACCCGAGCAATCAGCCGGTGGAGGGCGGCGACTACATGGAGCGCATCGTGGCGACGCGAACCCCAGAGGCGGCTTGCTCCGTGTCGGCGGTCTATCGTGCCGTGACGCTGCGTGGCGACACGATGAGCGTGATGCCGGTACAGTACCGCAAGAAGGACTTTGAGCGCGACAACTTCGTACAGGACATGCGCGGACTGGGTAAGCGCATCAACTATCTGTTGCAGGAGGAAGCGAACCCCATCATGTCGGCTCCCGACCTGTGGAACCTCGTAGAACTGAACCGCACACTGACGGGCAACGGCTTCGTGTATATCGAGCGCGACGAGTTCGGTTTCCCGTTGCACCTGTGGCTCGTGAAGAGTTGCGGTTACAACATCAACACCGCCACCTATGCCAGCATCGTATATCTCACGGATCGCGGCTACAAGACAGAGGTGAACGTGCCCACCAGCGACGTGCTGCATTTTCCGAACAACTTCCGCTACCCGAACGGATGGGGCAAATCGACATTGCTCTATGCTTTCGAGGCTCTGACGCTCAACCGCACCCTGCGCTCGCAGGCTCTCGATACGGCGGCAAAGGGCGGTCGCATCAAGGGTATCATCAGCGAGAAGCAACCGCAGCAGGGCGTGGGCACACTCGCCTACGGACTGCTGAATCAGAGCGAGGTACAGAAGACCGCTCAGGAGATGCAGAAGAAGTTCTACTCGGGTCATGACATCGTGTCGATGCACGGCCTTGAGTCGTTCCAGAACCTGAGCATGACCGCACAGGACATGCAGATGCTGGAGCAACTGGGCATCACCTACGACGACGTGGCCCGCTATTGGGGCGTACCGCGTCCGCTGCTGATGCTCGACACCAACAGCCACTACAACGACTACCAGAACGCGACGATGGAGTTTCACACCCGTACCATCCTGCCGCTGAAGAACCGCAACGAAAAGGAGATTGCGCGAAAGCTCATCGGCTTCAAGGACTACGGCACCCGCGACATCCACATCTGCGAAGACCCGCTGATGGTGATGGACCCCGAACGCCGCGCGAAGGTGGCACAACTGAAGATGCAGTCGGGACTCTGCACCGTGAACGAGGCACGCCGCGACTTCGACATGCCTGCCGTGGAGAACGGCGACGAGCCGATGGCAAGTGCCAACCTGATGACGCTGAAGGCACTCATCGCCAAGAGCGACGCGAGCACCCAGCTGAAGCCCGGCAACTACACCGTAGGCGAACCGCCAAAAGAGGGCGAGGAAAGTTAGTAGGGTTTCTCTGACAAGAATATAGGGATTCCCTGACAAGAATATAGGGATTCTCTGGCAAGAATATAGTTGTTCTCCGACAAGAACATAGTTATTCTCCGAAAAGAATATAGTCATTCTTTGCCGAGAAGATAGACCAAGTTTTCCAAACAGACAAGAATATGACACCCAACCCAACCAAAGAGGAAATCGACGCTCTGGAGCGCGAAGTGCAAAGAGCGAGAAAAGAGCGTGAACGCCGTGTGCGCCACGCAGTAAACCCCAAATATTAAAACATGCGAATAGCGTATGAAACAGACAATAGCCATCATCCACTTCAACACGCCCGAACTCACGGAGGCCTGCATCCTGTCAATCAGGAAGCAGGGTTGCCAGTGGCCCGTGGTGGTGTTCGACAACTCGGCAGACATCACCACCCCGGCAGGCACCAACGGCAACGACCCAAAGGAGGACACCATCATCAAGGCGCGACCCTTCCGGCTGAAGATGAAGGGCGTGAAGGTGATAGACAACACGAAGGGGCAGGTCATCGACTTCGAGCAGTTCCTGTCGCTCTATCCCGACCGCAACCCGCAGCTGGGTGTGTATAAGTCATCGGTGTGGGGCAGTGCGAAGCACATCATGACCGTGCAGAAGTTGTGGGAGCTGCTGCCCGACGGCTTTATTCTGGTGGAGAGCGACACTCTCGTGAAGCGCGACATCACGGAGCTATGGAAAGAGCAGTACTCGTTCTGCGGCTATGTGCAGCGCAACCAGAACGGCAACCGCTTCAAGGTGCCGCGCATCCTGCCCATGCTCTGCTATATGAACGTGCCGAAACTGACAAAGGAGGGCGCACGGTACTTTGACCCCGACCGCTGCTGGGGACTGAAGGCAGATGCCAACCTGCGCGGTAACTGGTTTGATACTGGTGCCTGTCTGCTGGACGACGTACTGCGGATGCGCCCACGGCTTGTTGGCTTGCACGTAGATATTCGGCTCTTCATCGAGCACTACGGCGGCGGCTCATGGCACCAGGGCGACTTGCAAAGGCAGTCGGCATGGCTGAAACAACATGAGGCATTGTGGGAGCCTGTGGAAAACAACAATGCCAAGATATTCATCTGTGCACACACCGACTTCGAGCAGGCCGTGTGGAACGATGTGTACGAGGTCATCGACAGCCGCGAGACAGGCGAGGGCGACGTGCCCAGCCTCTTTTACTCGGAGCTGTGGCAGATGATGAGCGTGAGCAAGCGCAAGAAACTCCCCCGCTACATCGGCTTTGTGCAGTACAGAAAATATCTCAGCTTTATGGACAAAGTGCCGGCACTCGCCAAGCTCATCGACGAGCGCGGAGCCATCACCACCCAACCAATCGACCTGGGGATGACCATGCGTGAGCAGTATGCCACTTGGGGCAACCCTGCCGACCTGAACCTGATGACCGACATCATCCACGAGCAGCACCCAGACATGGCCGAGGCGTGGGACAAGGCTCTCGACAGCCGTCTCTTCCATCCAGCCTCCATCGCCATCATGAAGACCGATGACTGGCGCGAGATGTTCAGCGTGGCGTGGGACGTGGCCAACGAGTACCTGCGCCGCATCGGTGGCGACATCGTGGCACGGGTGAAGGCCAACGAGAAAGCCTACCACATCGGCGAGTACGACTTCACAACCCTGACGCATGAGATTCGCGTGGGCGGTCAGATTTGCGAGCGCATCGTGTCGGCTTGGATGGACTGGAAGTTTCCAAACGCCGCGCAGTTCCCGATGGTGACCGTGGCCGACAAGATTGAAGTGCCGTTCACTCCGACGAGTAAACCCCAGCGCACAAAACGCACGAATAGTAAGAAGTAATCACTCAACGATTAAGATATGAAACAGACAAGATTCATCCCAACCAATGACTGCGGCCTGCAACTGCGCGAGCCACAGGAGGGGCAGCAGGAGAGCCGCGAGATTGAGGGCCGTCCGATAGTCTTCGGCGTGCGCTCGGTCAACCTCACACCCTGGAGCTCCACACGCAAGGTGTATGAGATTCTGGAGCCTGGCTGCATCAGCCGTGAACTTCTGGCGAAGTCCGACGTGATCCTGAATCTTAACCACTCGAACATGGTGCCCGATGTGCTCGGACGTTTCCGCAACTCCGACAAGGACACCCTCTCTCTCGAACTCCGTGGCGACGGTATCGACTGCCGCTGCGACCTGCCCCACACCAACAACGCCAACGATGCGCTGGAACTGATGAAGCGCGGCGACATCACCGGCATGTCCTTCGCCTTCGAGGACGACTATGAGGACACCGAGAACGGCGTATCGTATGAGCGCACCAACGACGTGGAGGACGGCAAGGAGGTATGGCTGCGCCACGTGAAGAAAATCACCGGCCTCTATGATGTCGCCATCGTCACCCACCCCGCCTACGAGCAGACCACCGTCGGACTGCGTGAGGCATCGGAGGCTATCGACAAGGCTATTGAGGCACAGCTGAAGCGGGAGGCAACACCCGCTACCGACGACAAGGACGAAGAAAATGACAAGCGCGGCTGTGGCGACGGCAAAGACGACCAGAAGCGCGATGATAATCCTGACGACAAGGACGACATCAAGGATGACGACCCTGACGATAAGGACGACAAGGACGATGCTGAAGAGCAGGCCAAGCGTGAACAGGAAGAGCGCGAAGCCCGCGAACTGGAAGAGCAGGAGCAGCGTTTCCGTGAGCAGCAGGCTATGCGCTTGCGCTACCAAGCCCGCCGACTTGACGACGAAATTTTAACATCACTTGAATATTAACCAAAAAGTTTTTGCATCATGAAAGAAATGACAAAGACCCAGATTCAGGAGCGTCAACTCGCTATCATGAATCGCATGCACGAGATGGAAGAGAAGTCTCGTGAGGCAAACAATGGCAACATCCTCTTCACCGAGGCCGAGTCTGCCGAGTATCGTTCACTCGTTGATGAGTCTGCCGGACTCAGCGCACGTGCCAAGGCTATGGCCAGCGGCAAAGAGCTGGAGCAGATTCAGGAGCGCGAAGACCTTGGCAAGCAGTTGCGCGAGCGCATCAAGGCTTGTGGTCTGGAGAAGCGTGCCGAGAGCACTACCATCCTGGCATTCCCCGACGCTGAGAATGGCAACACAGACGCCAACCTCAAAGCCGGTGGCTTGATTCCCATCGAGATTCTGCCGCTGATTGACACGAAGGTGCCCGGCATCGAACTGCCCGACGACCTCCGCATGGCTACTGGCGTGACCGGCACACAGGTTATTCCTTACTCTGTGAACGACGTGAAGTTCACCGTAGAGGGTGAGGTGACCAAGGTGGCTGAGCAGGCTCTCAACTTTGCCAACATCCAGGCCACTCCCGTCCGTGTCGCTGCCAGCGTTCCCGTCAGCTTCCGTGCCATCGACAACGCTGCCTTCGACATCATCGCCTTCATCACCTTCAAGTTCCAGAAGGGCTGGGCTATGTTCCGCGCTCTCCACGTCTATGCACACGGTGCCTACACCAAGTTGCAGTCACCATTCGGCAAGGTTGAACCCGTTGAGCTCACTCTTGACGAGAACATCGGCGAGAACATTGCCAAGGAGATTGCCAAGATGTACGACAAGGGCTTCGAGGGCGATCCTGAGATCATCATGGACAAGACCACCGAGGTGGCTCTGAAGTTCAAGAAACTCATCCCCGGCACCACCGACTCGAACCGCACCGTCATCGAGGATGGCCGCTGCGTAGGTTACAAGTACAAGGTGAGCCCCTACGTTGACTACTCTATCGCAGCCAACGGTATCGCTACCAAGGACGTTGAAGGTGGCAAGCCTGTTCGCTACATCGCCATCGGTCACTTCGGCTATCTGGCAGAGCAGCAGCACGGTGAACTACGCTTCAATATCGACGGCACCAGCCAGGCCAACTTCGACCGTGGCACGGTTGCTATCGGCATGAGCACCGACTACTCGCTCACCGAGCTCTCCGGCAAGGTGAACGGCGGCGACGGCACTCCGCAGGCATTCGCCCTCATCAAGTTGTCCGAGCCCGCATCTTCTAACGAGATCGGCAACTAAACCTCTCACAGTGAATCAAGGTTCATAGTTACTTGATAAGCGGGCCGCCGGGTGGCTCCGATGCAGCAGCAACAGGGCATGCTGCCCGGCGGTTTCCCACTTCAAGGCTACGGACTGCGAGCGCACTATCAACCAAACGACAACAGCGACGAAATGACAGCACTCGACGAAATCCTGTACAACGCACTGCGCGCCGACGACGACCTGATGCAGCAGGTGGGCGGTCGCATCGTCTCGACCTGCTTCGAGGTAGGCCCTGACGAAGTTGACAACACCCCCCTGCCGTGCATCATCGTGACCGACGACGGCACCACGAACCAACCCGAGACGAAGGACACAGAATGGGAATCGTGGGAAGACCGCGTGCAGGCCTCGGTGGAGGTAGATGCTGAAAGCCCGAAGGCCGTGAAGCAGCTATGCCGCCAGGTGCGCCGTGCCGTTGCCCGCCATATTCGCACGATGGCCGACGAGGGCCTTGTTATCCCTTCCCTCGAAAGCCTCCAGACGAGCGGTGTGGCTTGGGACTGGATGAAACCCTGCTATCATCAGACGCTGACGTACAACTGTATCACTGACAACGAAGAATAGACTATGGGAGTAATCAAAGGACAGAACCTTCGCATTAAGCTCGGCACGAAGTACGTGGCTTTTGCGACATCGTGTACGGTGCACGTTTCGGCTCAGCTGGAAGAGAGTTCGACCAAGGACTCGACCAACGGCTGGCAGAAGCAGGAAATCACCGGCATGAACTGGGACATCTCCGTGGACGCCCTCTACTCTGTAGACACTGACGCCACCGGCGTGAATGGTGTGGACGCCCTCGACCTCATCCTGGCTCAGCAGCAGATTGACGTGGAGTTCACACAGGCTGCAGGCGAGAAGAACCGCGTGCCGGAATCGGGTGACATCAAGTACTCGGGCAAGGCATGGGTGAACGACGTGAGCGTGAACGCACCCAACCGACAGAACACCAGCTACACCCTCCAGGCCACCGGCGACGGTGAACTGACGAAGGGAAGTGTAGCCTAACCCTCTACATGGCCGCGCCCCGTCTGAGCCATAATTACAATTATAACACCGACGGCGGCGCGGCTTTCGAATTGAAAATTGAAAATTGAGAATTGAAAATGGCCGCAAGGCCGCACATCAAGAACTATGAACAAAAAGCAATACACCATCCACCTGCTGGGACATGACATCGATGTGAAGATAAACATGTCGACAATCATCGCCTACGAGGAAATCACCGGCACGTCATTCTATGGCGAGACCTTCGACACCACGAAGACGCGCTACGCCCTGCTGGCCGCCATCGTTGCCACCAGCGACGCGCCGAAAGACATGGCCGACCGTCTGCTGACCGACGTCACGCCCAAGGAGTTCACCGCCGCCTTCGAAGTGGCTATGCAGGCCCTCGGAGACTTCTTCGAGATTCCCGAGGTCATGAAGAAAGACGAGCCCGAGCCGGAGGGAGAGCAGCCAAAAAACTCCTAACCGCTCACGACACCTACGAGTTGCTCGTGGGCGAGATTGGCATCGAGCACGACCGATTCCTCTACGGTCTGCGCCACTGGGAGATACAGGCCATCATCCGCGGCTACCGCCGCCGTCAGCGGCCCTCGTGGGAGCAGGCGAGGCTGAACGCCTTCTACATCATGTCGGCAATGGCCGACCTCTCGAAAGCAGGCATCCGCTCCGACCGCGACCTCATCACGTTTCCGTGGGAAAATGAGGAGGTAACGAAACGTGACTCCCTTCCCAGCGATGAAGAGGTGGAGGAGATGCGGCAGATGATGAAAGAATTGAACGAACAACAAACAACGAAAAACGAAAGACCATGATACCCATCATCATTGCATCCTTGCTGCTCGTGCTCTGGACGGCCGGGCAGTGGTACTTCAACTACAAGCAGCTGCCACGCAGCATTGCCAACAACCCATTCGGCCTGCCGCTGGGCGGTCGCATCGCATGGTGCGCCGTGGCGTGGGCAGTGACGTTCTGCCTCGTGCCCGTTGCAATGGCGCACGTCGCCGACTACCTGCGCTTCCTCGTGCTGCTGACGGGCGGCTCGATGATTATGGTGGGCGCACTGCCCATCCACGAAGACGAAGACGGCGTAGGGGGCGACCTCTACAACGGCTTCGCCGTGGCCGTGTTCTTCTGCTCGCAGATACTCGTCTTGATGCAGCAACCGCTCGCCCTGCCCTGCTGGGTGCCCGTGGTCATCTACGGCAGCATCTGCATCAACCGGGCGAAGGAATGGCACTCGTGGCGGCTCTTTGCAGGCTACGCAGCCTATGCCGCCACCGTGATTGCAATCTCAATCTCATAATCGATAGAGTGTTTTTCATAGGATTAGTTTTTAGTTAGACATTGAAATGATTGTTTAAGGATGACCGCCAGCCTGGGAAGGTTGGCGGTTTTTCGTCGTTGGGTAAACCTATGCGGGGAAAATGGGGGAAAGGTGTATGGCAGTAGAAGTGAACACCGAAATCATTGAGCGACAGCGGAAAGTGCTGGAGGCTGCGCTGACGTCGAGCCCTGAGATGGAGCGACGCTTGCAGAAGCACATCCGTGCCGTGCTGAAGGACGCGCGAAAGGAGATTGTCGGCGACATCAGCGCAAAACTGAAGAGCGATCCGCGCGGCGCAGCACAGGCCGTGCGCACCAGCGTCTATCGTGCCGTGCTTGGTGGTAACGTGAACATCTTCAACTCGAAGAAAGCTCACGGAACCAACACCTATGAGCCACAGCGCAACCCTTCACCCCGCGGCGGCAACCGTCGGCAGCGTTCCTCGCGCACTCAGCAAATCATGAGCTACGCACCGCTCGACCGTGGTTTTATTCTGCGCTTTGTCAACGACGGCACCGGAGACCGTACCATCAACTTCCGCAGTGACTCACGGAGAGAAAGAGTCAACCGAGGTTCACGCGGCGGAAATGTCAATAAATACGGCAAGACCACCAACACTGGCCTGCGTGGTAAGATCACACCGCGACACTTCTTCGGCCAGTCGGCACAGCGTTGGGTACAGCAGGCGGCCGACAACCTGAGCCGGCTCATCTACATGGAGGTTCAGAACATTATGAACGAAAAATCATAACACATGGCAGAAAATATCGTAAAACTACGTGTAGACTCGAAGGAATATGAATCGAAGCTCGAGCGCGCCCGCCAAGGCCTTCAGCATCTTGAGAACGAGTTGCAGAAGGTAGGGCAGAACTTCACCCACGCCAGCAAGGAGCAGGTGCAATATGTGCAGCAGCTCGGGCAGATGGGCACCGTGTCTCAGACCGTGCGCGGCAAGATAGGCGAAATGACGAAGACGTTCACGGAGTTGGCAGTGAAGTATAAGCAGCTCTCCCAAGAAGAAAAAGAGTCGCCCTTCGGCCAGGCCCTCTCATCGTCGCTCGACCAGCTGCGAACGCGTATTCAGGACAGCCGCCAGCAGCTCGACGATGTAACGCGCTCGCTGAGCGACACCAAGCAAGAGGGTGGTGCCACAAGCGGCATCATGGAGCAGCTGGCCGGAAAGTTCACCATATCGCTCGATGCGGTGAAGCTCTTCAACGTAGGATTGCAGGCCACGCAGTCGGTGCTCAGCGTGGCGAAGGATGCGTTTTTCAATAACGAGGAGCAGCTGGATGAGTGGGGGCGCGTTGTGGAAAGCGGGGAAAGCGTCTACAAGGCATTTCTGAACAGCATCAACACTGGCGACATCGGAGGCTTCCTTTCAAAGATTGACAGCATCGTAAGTGCTGCCCGTCAGGCCTACGATGCCATCGACGAGTTGGCCACATACAATGCCTTCAACCAGGTAAATGTGGAAAAGACACGCACTGGCATGACCGAGAGCATTGCCAACTACCGCGAGGGCAACGGCACAAAGGAGGCCGTGCGTGCCGCTGGCGACGCCTACAAGAAAGAGCTGCGCGACCGTCAGAAGATGGAGCACGACGCCTATGTGGCCAAAATCAAGCAGGTGGCCGCGGAGCGTGGTGTCGGCTTTGGCGACCTTCAGAAAGCACTCAGCGGCACATACGGCGACTATCGCACGCTGAAGAATGTGCCGATGACCGGCACACGGCTGAGAGTGAGCGGTCCCTTCTCGTTCGGAGCTGGCAACGTCAGCACCGAGAAGTATGCTGCCAACGAGCGTGAACGTCTCGGAGAGGCTCTGCGCCATCTAAACGACACCGAACTCCAGTCGCTCCAGGCTCTCGGCGCACAGGCCGAGCGCACAGGCAACGAGGTGGCACAGGTGGACAAGCAGCTCGCCCGCGTGCTGAGAGGTAACGGAAGTGGAGGCTCCACCACAACGCGCACCCCGCGAAGCGGTGGCGGTGGTGGCAATACTTACGACCCGCTCGCTGGCAGTATCGACTACCAGGCAAAGAAGGTGGCTGAGTTGCAAAAGGCCTGGCGTGCCGCTGCCGACGACGACAGCCGCCAGAAGATCAAAAAGCAGATTGAAGAGGCGCAGTTTGAACTCGAGAAACTCGAAGGCAAGACGAGCGGCATCCCCCAGATGAACTACGGTCTCGGCGACCTTGCAGGCACGAAGGGCAGCGGTGTGTACCAAGGCGGTTTTGAGTTGTCAAAAAATGACAGCAAAAACCCGTGGAAACTCGACGACAAGGTGATGAAGGCCCTTGGCGATGAGATAGCCAGCATCAACGAGAAGCGCGATGTGAGCCTGACCAAGGAGATAGGCAACATTGCCGGTGGTGTTTCGAGCATCATGGGCGGCATTGAGTCGCTGGGCATCGACCTGCCGCAAGGCATGAAGGATGTGGTGAACGGCATTCAGGGCGTGATTAGCATCCTGACGGGAATCTCGTCGATTATCACCGCCATTCAGACCATCAGCACCGCCAACCTGTTCAAGGTGTTTGCAGGTGGCGGCGTGGTGAGGGCCGCAGGTGGTTTTGTTTCGGGCAACAACTTCTCAGGGGACATGATACCCGCCCTGCTGAACTCCGGCGAAGTGGTGCTGAACCGCGCCCAGCAGGGGCATCTTGTCAGTCAGCTGAGCGACAGCCAGCGCACCCGTGGCCCACAACTTGCCCAGGTGAGCGGTGAGCAAATCTACATCGCAATGTCGAACTACCTGCGCCGCTCCGGCAAGGGTGAAATGGTAACATGGAGGTAAACGCATGAACGGAAACAACATCATCGTATATCAGCAGAACGGGGCGGAGTGGGTGCCCGTAGCCGCCACGAAGAGCGACCGCCTACAGGTGGGCGTAGACACCATCGAGATAGCCAGTGAGGATGAGCAAGACTGGACGCGTAGGATTGCCGGGCGGAAGTCGTGGCAGCTGACAACGAACTGGCTGGTGACTGAGGTCGCCGACATTGAGAAGGTGCTGACCGTTGGCAGTCGCGTCAGGCTCCATATCGGAGCGCGTGGCGGCTACACGGGTGCAGCAGGCGGGCTGACGGGCTACGCCATCGTTAAGAACTGCGACATCACCATGACGCGCGGCAACCTGGCCGCCGGAGGTTTTACCTTCGAGGGCGACGGGGGACTCGCATAAAAGAATGAGACATGGCGAACAATAACTACAGCATCACATTCAAGAGCCTGCGGGCGGGCACCGTCTACACCGTGAACATAGGCGGCGGGACGGGTGCTGCTATCCAGCTGAAGGGTGGGGCAGAACCATTCGTCACTCAGGAAGACTCGAGCGACGACATGTTCACGCCGATAAGGACTCAGACCGGCTATGTGCGCATTGTTGACGACGGCATGGATGCCAACGGTAACGCATTCGACTGGAAAGACCTCATTCCTGAGACCGACACGTCGCGTCCCGTGACGCTGACCGCAGGCGGCACGACCCTCTGGCAGGGATTTATGCAGGCACAGGATTTTGGCTCACTCATCTACGGCAACCCGCAAGAGCGGGAGTTTCCCATCCAGTGCCCGCTGAGCGTGACAGAGTGCAGCGACGTGAACTATGAGCAGAAGCACATCAAGAACTTCGCCTACCTGCTCCAGCAAATCCTGCTGAGCATTCCCGAAGGCGGACGTCCGACAAGCATCATGGCCCAGGGCGGTGCCGACGCGCGTCTGTTCCTCATGAAGCAGATAGACTGGCAGAACTTCGCCAGCGAAGACGGCAACGGCAACATGACAGCGCGCTTCACGATGTACGAGTGTCTGGAAGACATGTGCCGCTACTGGGGATGGACGGCACGCACCAGCGGCACGACGCTGTGGCTCATTCACAACTCCTATGCCACGCAGGCATTCCTGTCGCTGTCGATGGCTGGTCTTGCCACGCTGGCCGACGGCACAAGCTCGGGGGCCATCGTCGCAGCGCCAGCCATCAGGACGCTGACGGGCGACATCTTCGCAAGCACCTACCAGCAGGAGATGGTCATGCGCGGCGTATACAAGGCCACCGTGAGTGCCGACGGCAATGCTGCCGACCCGTCGCTCGTAGCACTCTATCCGCAGAGCGTCATCAAGGACATGAAGGCAGGCTCCGACTACACAGAACAATGGAGCGGTGTGACTCAGACCGTTACATACACGGGCGACATCACCGAGTTCTCGACCGACCTGCTGAAGGGCAGCGCATCGGGCGGCTCGTTCAACATGATGACCGTGAACAACGGAAAGGACGGCACGGCCAGCCCCGTGGTGCGCATCCGCCAGAACTACAGCGGCACGGCACTGGTGAGCTTCGAGACCGTCTACGAACACTCGCTCTGCGATGGCTTGCTGGAGGTGAGGGGCGAAGTCTACAAGTACGGCGGCCGCTTCGACAACAGCAGCGCGAAAACCTCCGAGCAACAGCATATGTGGCTTCGCGTCGGCGTGGGCCGCGACCGCGAGCATGCCGTCTGGGCAACGCCGGGCATCGGCGGACGTGCCACATGGAGCAGTGCGCAGACAGCCTTCCAAGTGATCATCGGCAACAGCAGCGACCTCCTGGCTCGCCTGCAACTGCCATCGGCAGCCTACGGACTGGTGTTCATCGACCTGCTGGGCAGCGAAGACTTCAACCCATTCCCGTCGCCCGTGCCCGTTGTGTGGACCGACCACACCTTCGAGATTGCCGACTTCTCGGTGTCGATGCAGCGCAGCACCATGTACCTTGACCTGACGACGGGCTTCCTCGGCAAGTGGACGGAGCGCGAACTGAGCGACCAGCGCACCTATGAGTCTACGAACACGAACAAGAATCGTGACGAGTGGACTACTGACTGCATCTTCGCCTGCGACAACGACATGACATTCGGCTTCGGCGTGCTGCTCGATGAAGACGGCACACCCATGAAGGGCGTTGCCACAGGTGGCATAGGCGGCGTGCTGCTGCAACCTGAGCAGATGCTGGCCGATGCCGTGGCCAACTACTGGCGCACGGCCAAGCGCAGGATGGAACTGTCTCTCAGATACGAGGCCGTGGGCAATGTCGTGCCGCAAGACATCGTGCGGGTGGCAGGTGTGGCTGGCTACGCCATCAGCATCGGCCATGAATGGCGCGACGACATCATCAACGTAACAACTCTGGAAATATGATACTGACAAGAGACAAGGGAATGCGCATGTGGGGCGGTGCCGGAGGCAACGGCGGCGGTGGCGGCGGACTGAATGCCGCTGCCCTCGCTGGCTTTGCCACACAGGCGTGGGTCGATGCCAACTACGTCGGCATTCCGTTCTTCAACCAGCTCTTCACCGTTCACGGCAAGGAGGTGGTGACCGTCGTGGACGGCACCACGGGCGAAGAGACCACCACCACTACCGAGCGCGACCTGCTGCCGAACGAGGTGGCGGGCACCATCAGCACGACAGACGAAGAGACGGGCGACGTGACCACTACCGTTGTGACCATCGAGAGCATCGAGGCGAAGGCAGGAGTGTGGACGAACTTCTTCGTGAGTGCGCTGGGGTTGAATGATGACGGCGGCGGTGGGGGCGGTGCGACGACGCTTGCAGGGCTGACCGACGTGCAGCTGACCACTCCCGTGAGCAACGGGCAGGCCCTCGTCTACGACTCCAACCTCGGCAAGTGGAAGAACGCCACGATAGAGGGTGGCGGCGGCACGGGCACGGTGACGAGCGTCGCCCTGTCGGTGCCGACTGGATTCAGGGTGACGGGCTCACCCATCACAACGAGCGGCACACTGGCGCTGGCCTTCTCCACGGGCTACAGCCTGCCCACGACGGCAAAGCAGGCGAACTGGGACACCGCCTTCAGCAACACGCACACCCACGAGAACAAGACGGTGCTGGACGGCATCACGGCAACGAAAGTGGCAGACTGGGACGACGCCGTGCAGGGACTTGGCACGGTGGCGGGCCGCGTAAGCGCACTGGAGGGCTACTTCACCGGCGGCGTGGCCAACAGCGCGGCGCGGCTGAGCGGCACGGCCTCGCACACCGTATGGGGGCAGACGTACTGGCAGAACGGTGTGCCCAAGACGGTGACGGGTGCGCTGAGCAGCGTGACCAACATCACGATGAGCGGGAAGATTACCATCGGCGGGTTTGTCATCGAGGTGGTGAACGGCGACTTGAAGTTCAACGGCAACATCTACGCCACGGGCGGCGTGAGCGCGCTTGGGCAGGACAGCCAGGGCGGCACGCTGACCCTGAACGACCCCCTGCGCAGCATCAACAACACCCTCTCGGCCAACCCCACGACGAGCGGCCAGACGCTGGTGTGGAATGGCTCGCGCTGGACGTTTGGGACGTCTGGCACAACACTGAACGAACCGCTGCGCAGCATCAACGCTGCCAACCTCGGCACCCCATCAGGAGGTCAGATATTGATATATAATGGTACTCGCTGGACGTATGGCACCCCCGCCACGGCGGCCTCAGGCACATTCTGGGGCAACTCATGGCAGGATGGGGGGACGTTGGCCGACAGCATTACCATCAACAATGGGCAGTCGGTGAACTTCAAGGATGCAGGCGGCACGTCTCGAAACGTAGTTACACTGAACAGCAGCAACAACTTCGCGCTGGGTTACGGAACGCGGAAGGCTGGCTACGTGACCGACATACAGGGAGCTGCCGCATCGACGGCCGCCAACACCGCCACGGCCATACAATTCAAGGTGGGGCTCACGGAGTCCGGCATCATCGGTATGAAGATACTGAAGGACGGCACAGTGCACATCCCCACGTCGTCGCCCGGTCTGCGCATCGGCGACGCACTGCTCACGTGGGATTCGGCCAACAACGCGCTGAAGCTCAGTGCCATCAACGGAACGGGCTCCGTGAACTTCTACGCCACGGGCGGCGTATCGGCACTTGGTACTACTAATTAAAGAAACAGCAACATGGCATACAACGCATCAGAGCAACTCATAACAGCCCCTGTGAGCATCAGGAACTTGCAGGACTGCTTCGGCCTCGGGGCGAACGACCTGGGCACCATCATCACGACGGCGAACATTAATATGTGGGCGAGGTTTAAACCCGTGAAGCTGGCGACGGTGGGACTCATCACCGACGCGCAGCGGGCGAGCGTGAACCACGGGATTGTCATGCCGGAGCCCGTCACGGGGTCATCACTGACGGCAGGACTTATCCAAGACGCGAGTGCCAACGAATGGGCCTACGACAAGCCCGTGGGCACATCCGCATCACCCTTCCGTCTGGCCGACTTCGCCAATACCATCAGCCAGGGCTACTACCACGCCGCGACACCGCCCATCCAAATCAACTACCCGAAGAACGGATGGACATTCATGCGCGGTGCATCGTCGAGTCGCATTTTCTCCATTAACTTCGAACTCGACCCCTCAGACTCGGCCATCAACCTACAAGCATCAGACTTTACCGAAGTGCTTAACCTCAACGAATACAAGTTCGTGGCCTACATCCAGGACATCGGAATGAGCGCATCGGATTTTATTCTGGTTGACGGTCAGATCAGCGGCGACACCATCGACTTCACCATTCCCAGCGGCACCGGCAGCTACAACAAGAATGTGTGGGTGTGCATGTATCGCTTCTTGAGTGGCCGATACGAACTTCTTCCTATTCCGAAGGGCACGCATTACAGCCCCGACAACATGGTGTTGCACATCGTCGACGACGCATCTGCAAGCGGCGGCGGAATCCCCGGCAACAACACACAGGAAATGTTCGAGAATGTGGAGTTCTCTCCGACGCTTGACGGCACCTACCGCACGGCATGGGTGAGCACCGACCCCGGCACGGGCAAGTGGTGCATGGTGAGCCAGGGCAGCCTCTATGTGAAGATGACGCTACAGAACACCAGCGGCAGCACATCGACCGTGCAGCGCGCCCACTTCCAGCTCGACCTGAACGGACAGGGGATGGTGTCGGCAACGACGATGTATAACTCCAACAAGCGGGCGGTGACGTCGGTGAACATCGCCAACAACGGCACCGCGACCATTTACCTTTTCTTCGACGCAATCTTCACCGGGATAGGCAGCGATTGGACGAACTCGAACAAGAACAGCTCATGGTCGATGGACTTCCAGCGGAACGGCGCGACGCTTCTGGGCTGTGACATCTACGCGATGAAGGGCACCGACGGATGGGTAGAACGCTAACGATTTTTTACTAACAATAAAAATGCAAGGAACTATGAAGAAAATTGATTTCACAAAGATTGAGGTGCAGGACATTGAAGGCCGCACCTTGAAGGTGGACATCACCAAGAACCTGGGCAACCAGCTGTACATGCAAGGGCAGAACGTCGAGGAATGCGAACTCGGCAAGAGCATCTACTTCGCCAAAGGCGAAATGGAACTCACCGATGAGCAGGCTCGCATTGTGCTAAATGTCACGCGCGGCTACCCATACGTAAGCCGCCACGTCATTGAGAAATTACTTGGTTAGCTTAGTTTTAGTTTAATGGTTTTTAGTTTGAAGGGCACCGGCCGCGAGGTCAGTGCCCTTTTTCTTTACCATTCAGCCGTGAATGACTGCTCCCATGTATCATTCAGTGAGACGTCGATGCCGCCGCCGGAGCCGAAGAGGTTACCGCTGTACTCAGTGGCGCGGTTGCGCTTGAATGGCGCGCCGGTGATTGTCACCTGTCCGAGAACGGTGCCGTCGTCGGCGAGAGCCTTCAGGGCTACATCGGTCGTCCATTCGTCAGTGTCGGAGAGTCCGAAGATGGACATTGAGAGCTTACCCGTCGTACCTGCATAGGAGGCAGGCACCGTCACCGTGCGCTCCTTTGCCTTGGACTGGACGGCAAGCCCGTTCGTGTAGTCCAGGCCATAGTACCACACCGACGGCGTGAGCGAGAGCTGCGTGCAGGCCTCGGGCACCTCATCCTTAATCGTCACGCGCAGCTTCGTGGCAACGCGGTCGAGCACCACGGAGCGGCTGGTCGTGCTCGTGCTGGTCACGTCAACCGCATAGTCCTTCCAGAAGGCATCGCGCGGAATGTCCCACTCGATGATGTGCGATTCGGTGTTGACCGTCGGCTCATCACCGCGAGCCGCCACGAAATAAACGTGGTGCGAGCCGTAGGCCAGTGTCATTTTCGGTGTTCCCCAGTCTGCATCCGAGGGCGACTGGTGCAGCTGCTGGACGAGCTGACCGTCCATGTAGTCAAAGAGCCACAGGTCGGTCATCTCCGAGCCATCGGCAGAGAGCGAGGCACGTGTCGCCGGTGCCATGAATCGCGGCGAGCCGAAGTCGCCGTCCACGCTGAAGGTGATTTCTTTTGTTTGTACGACCTTCTCTTCGGTCGCGTCGTTACTGCATGCGCACAGGGCTACCAGCCCCGTCAGCGCGAAAAATACATACTTTTTCATAGGCTTTTATTTTTTTAGTTGAACAACAAAAATCATTTCGCAGATTTCGATACCAGTGCAGCCCCGAGCTTGTCGAACTCTTCATGCACGCTTGCCGCCACCACCTTCGCATAGCGTTGGGTCTGGGTGATGTTGGTGTGACCGAGCATGCGGGCAAGGTTCTCAATCTTCACCCCCTGCCGCAAGGCGAACGTGGCGAAGGTATGCCGTGCCATGTGGGAGTGGAGCGGGCGCGCGATGCCACAAGCCAGCCCCAGAGCCTTGAGCGCGCGGTTGTAGTCGGCATTGACAATGTGCGGCAGATGAAAGTTGTATTTCTCAAGCACGGCCACGGCAGGCGGGAGCAGCTGAGAAACGAAGGGCACGCCCGTCTTAATACGCTCACCGACATTCCGCCACGTCCCGTCAATCAGTCGGTAGTCCTTCATATCGAATGCTTGCATATCACCATAAGCCAGACCCGTGTACATCTGAAAGATGAAAAGGTCGTGCGCCACCTCCATCACAGAGCCACGAAGCGGCCGGATGCTCTCGAAGGCCGCCATCTCATCCTCGGTGAGGTAGTCCATCGTCTGCCTCTCACCGCGCGAGAACTCACCCTTCAGGCGGTCGTAGGGGTTGGCATCAATCACCCCCATCTTGTAGGCACGGTTCAGCAGGGCGCGGAAGCACTTGTGGTAGGTGTAGATACCCGCATCGCTCAGTGGCTCAGCCTTCATGCCCTTTTTCTTCTCGGCATCGGAGAGTTCCTTGCGGAGCGAGTGCAAGTAGGCGTCGAACTTATAGATATTCTCAATGGTCAAGTCTCCCCACTCGCTGATCTCGCCGAACGCCGTCAACCTGGCGAATAGCGGCCGGTAATGCTTGACCGTACCCTCGCGCAACCTGAGGAGCGGCATTTGTGCCTGCATCCACGCCACCACCTCGTTGCCTTCCTTCTTTTTCTTCTGCTCCGGCGACCACACCCGCCGCTTCACTTCGGCGGCATCCACGGCTTCTCCGGAATCGAGCATCGCAGTCACCACGGCCGTCACCTTCTGCGTCAGCGTGAGCAGCTGGCGGTTCAACTCGTCGGCATCGCCCCGGTTGATGATGGACTGGAATGCGAACTCAGAGCGTCGCACGCGCACGCCCGTAGATATATAATAGGTTTTTCTGTTATGCGTGATTCTCACCTCGACGGGGCCTTCCTTCCCAGCCGCCGTCTTGTTGCGATGGTCAAATACAATTTGCGTGTTCATTTTTCTTTCGTTTTAAAGTTAAATGTTTTACAAATTTTTACCCCTATGTTTACCACCCCGCCTGTGGGGGTAAACATTTTGCATTTTAATATACCAAAATCGACCTATTTCGACCGATTTAGTTTTAATGCCGTTTTTAAGGAGTCCTCGCAAATTCCCTATAAATAAAGGGGTTTCGGCCATTTTTAACCGTTACCCCTTAAATTTGGATGTGATCCGCTTGGGGTAATTCGGGTGTGCGGGGCTCCGGCTATTTTAGGGAGGTTTGGGGTGGTAAGACATGGGCGTGGGGGTAAAGATTAGACATTTTTTCGTTTTTGTGGCTTATCAGCGACACCGACGGGGAAGGGGTAGTTCTCCAGGTCGGTGCGCTGAGAGATAAGGGAGAGATGATGTTGAAGTTCTTCGACGCGTGCCTTCAGGAGGGCGATGTAGTCATCCTTTTCTTTTACACGCGCGCGAAGGTCGGCAATCAGGTCATCTTTGGATGCGGCTTCTCGTATCAGGGAGGCGATGGTTTGTTTTTGCGTCTCAATGGTTTGCATCTGTGCCGAAAGAGCGGCGTTCATAATGCTGGAGGGGTCCGGAACCGACGGCGTGCTCTGCTGGGGCTCTTCCGGTTTTGGAACATCTTCGGCCAGCATGTGATACGGGTCTTCACCTCGTAGCCATTGCAGGTTGAAGATGCAACCAGATGCCGTCTGTAGCTTCGTGATAATATCTTCGGTTACTTCGGTTCGGTCTTTAAGAATGCGCGTGATTGTATCTTCGCTCACGCCCATTCTACGCGCGAGCTCCTTCTGCGTCTTTATACCGTGGTTGCGCTTCAGTTCATCAAAGGCAGCCGCAAAAATATTGTTCTTTAACCTCATAAAACCGCGTTAATTTGTTAATATATTATAAAAAACCGCACTAATCCGCACAAGTTTGAAATCTTTGTATTATATTTGCACCCGAAACAAATAAAGAAAGAGTTGGGCACAAGAATAGCCGTCAGGCGCAGGGCGTCTTTTCAAACAAGCGGCCGAAGCCTACTTGCAAAGGGTTAGGATTGCAAATTTACGGCTTTTCTTCCAATTCTTTCTAATAATGTGAAAACAATTAAGAAAGATTAAGAAAATGGCACAAGAAAAGGTAACACGTGACGAATTGCGAGAGATGAGAGTTGGTCAGACCCGCATCTTCCAGCTGCTGGATGCTAAGAAAGTGACATCTGCCAGTGTGACCGCTCAACAACTGAAGAACGAGGAGGGGCTGGAGTTCACCGTCAAGAAGGACTATGCAGCGAAGGCCGTGAGCATAACGAGGATTAAGTGACGCGTATGGACAAGATGCTGAGAGCAGAGATTGTTGGCGAGGTGCGCCGGGCGATGGTCGAGTCGCTGGAGCTGTACAACGAGAAGTGGGTAACAGGCCAGGAGCTATGCCAGCAGATGGGGTGCTTCTCGAAGACATGGCTCAAGTCATACGGTTACACGCTGCCACGGGAGCAGGTGGTCGTGACTGAGCAAGTCAGCGGCACGGCCCACAGCACCGGCTGGTGCTACCCTCTGCACAAGATTCAACGGATGCTCAGCACCGGAGAACTGAAGAACATCATGATTTAATAAATAACTAAAAACAACAAAGCAATGAAAGAGATTATCGACGACATCAAGGCTGAGAACTTCACAAAGCAGGATTTCATCGTTTACGGAATCATCGTGCCGCTGGCACTGGTAGCAGCAACAATGATTGGAGGGCTGCTGGCATGAGCAAGGTGAACGGGAGGTCGCTATGACATAGCGACAATCTGAACAGAGGAAGGTTGGCCGAGTGGTAAGGCAGCTCTCTGCTAAGGAGTAGGTCAGTAATGGCTCGGGGGTTCGATTCCCTCACCTTCCGCAAAACGCCACCGCGAGCGTTAATAGAGCGGGCTGAAGAACCACAGGTTCGGAGGCAACAGAGGCGCAAGTCGCCAGCGGAAGGGGCTACAGGCCCCCGCAGAGTCAGCGGAGTGGCTGATATGCGGGCATAGTTGACCACCCTGAAGACATCTGTAATGAGCCGATGGCGGTTGCAAGCCCGCAGGAAGAATTCAGAGCACAGAACGAAAGGAATGAGAAATGGCTTATTTGGGGAACCGCATCATTTGTCCGGCCTGCAACACGCCGAGCGACGACGATGACTACTGCACGACGTGCGGGGAAGTCTTCGCCCAGTTCGGCGATGAGCAGCTGAAGCGCGAAGGCGGTCAGGCCAAGGGCGTGATCGACACCGTGGACGTCGTGAAGTATGAGTGCCCCTATTGCGGCAAGGCGGCAGAGTTTGGCCGCGTCTACATTCCGCGCGACTTGGCCATTCATTTCGAGACGACGTTCTGTCCTGAATGCGGTGTGCGGATGCTGCCCATCTATCAGCGAGTGGAAGATTAACCAACCATAAAAAATAAGGAGAAACAACATGGAATTTGAAGGAAGAATCCAGAGAGTGCTGCCCGTAAGGTCGGGCACCTCGCAGAGGGGCGAATGGAAAGTGCTGCCATTCGTTTTTGAGTATTTTGAGACCCCCGACCAGCGATGGAGTGACAAGGTGCTCTTAGAGACGATGGACACAAACATCATGGCGCAGATAGGCGCGTACCTAAAGAAGGGCGCGGACGGCAAGGCCGTGGTGGAGAACGGCGAGTGCGTGCTGCTGGCGGAACTGAATTGCAAGGTGGGATTCAGCCACAGCGTGCGGGAATATAACCGCCAGGACGGCTCGAGGGCGACCATCAACAACGTCAGCGTCTACAAGTTTGAGGTGCTGGGCGAAGGGGTTGCGACGGGGTCGCAACAAACGGGACAGCAGGCGACGGAAGCGGGACAACAGCTGGCAGCCGCGGGACAGCAGCCGGCAGCCGCCCAGCCCGCCGCCCAGCCTGCCAAAGTTGAAGACGACGACCTGCCATTCTGAGGATTATGACTGAACAGGCGAAAGAACAATTTGACAAGATCATCGACGCATTGCACTTAGAGCAGGCGACGGGACTGACGCGCGAGCAACTCCACAAAGAGGTTGGCCGCGTGTCGGTGCTGTTAGATTTGGCCTATGTGCTGGCCGATGTGTGCGACTCGCTGATGCTTGACGTCACCGACATTTTGGCGAAGGTGAAGACGCCACTCGACGACCGCGACCGCTCCTTCTTCAAGGAGATGAAGAAACTGGCCAATGCTACCCGCAAATGGGCACAGCGTGCCACACGAGAATATGACCGTGGCGACACGCAACTCGACCTGGCACGGGAGAGCGACTGGTGGAAGAACCTCATCCTGATGGTGGAAGACCGTACGGGCGAGGACGAGCTGAAGACGCGTCAGGTGATTCGCTGGTTGTCAACGATGCCCAGCGTGATGCAACTTTTCGACGGCATACACACCAAAGACTTCCAGACGTTATGACACCCTATCCAGGTACAACGGAGATGACCCGTGGCAAGGTACACCGCCGCGTGCTCAACGACGAGCAGCGGGCGTGGCTCTGCCAGTGGTTCCCAAAGACAGAGAACAGCCGGTTGGCCAAGGCGATGGGCGTGAGTCTTTACAAGCTCCACTGCTTCGCCCGCGAACTGGGACTCACCAAGAGCGAGGCAGGCTGGCGGGCCATCAAGCGACGGCAGACGAAGGCAATGGCCAAAACCAACCGCAAAAACGGCTGCTACGACCGCAAGCGAGGACACGCACCAAGCGAGGCTACGCTTCAAGGAGCACGCCGACGGTGGGAAGAATACCGACAAGGACTGCGAGAATCGACCTACGAAGCACTTAAACGACGTGATCCAAAGCGATACGAGGCCGTCAGGCAGATGCGTTCGATGAACCGCCGGGAGATGATAGCCAAGGAGAGGCGACGCATCGTGTATGGGCTGGAGCGCAAAACCAATCTGAAAATCGTGGTGATGAAGCCCTACACCCGCAGCCAGATACACCACCGATGCAATGCCTTGAAGCGCGGCTACCTGCTCGACTACGACTGCTCAGAGGGGCAGCCTGGCCGATACGTCATCTACTACGACGACGAGACACAGCGCAGCGCGAAGTTCGAGGCCAACTGCATCAAGGACGGCTTTACCTTCAAGCGCGATGAATGATAACGGGCTGCTATGATATAGCAGCACACTGAACAAGTAACTATGAACGAAACAAGTAACAACCTACCCGACATGCTGACCGGCAAGCAGCTGGAAGAGCAGGAGCAACGGGCACGTGAGGCCGAGGTCAGAAAATACCTTCTCGACGCCACACAGAACTACCCAGAGCCGTTCTATATGCTCGAATACAAAGGCGTGCCGTTCTCGACGCTCGGAGGCATCCAGGCCCTGAGCGGTCAGAAGAAGAACGGCAAGACCTTTGTTTTGGCTCAGCTCATGGCGGCGATACTCTCTGACGGGCACGAGCGCACGCAGCAGTACCTCGCGGGACTGCAAGTGCCTGACCGCACCATCCGTTATCTGCGAGAAAAGACGAACGACCCGCACTACCTGCCCACCGTGCTCTACGTTGACACCGAGATGGAAAAGCTGAACTCGGCGAAGGTGCTCAGGCGCGTGCATTGGTTGTGCGACTGGCAGATGGACGTGCCAAACGACCGCTTCCACGTGCTCTGGCTGCGCGGCGTGACCGACGTGAAGGATAGTGAAGGTAAGATAGTAGAACGAGCCTACGCGAAGCGATACCGCCTCATACGCATGGCCATTGAGATGCTCCACCCCGACGCGGTTTTCATCGACGGCATCAGAGACATCATCGGCGACTTTAATGACAACGCCGAGTCTGCGCAGCTCGTGGGCGAGCTCATGGCGCTTGCCGAGCAGCAGGGCATTTGCATCTGGAACACGCTGCATATGAACCCGCGACCAGGCAATGACGACGAGTCGAAGATGCGCGGACACCTCGGCACCGAGTTGGGAAACAAAATCACCGATACGCTGGTCAGCATCAAATCGAAGCAGAGCGACGGCACCGTTACCTTCACGGTGAAACAGAACGACGCGCGCGGCAAGGACATGGAGGACTGGAAGTTCGAGGTGACCGATGCTGCCGGTGCGCTGGGTGTGCCGCGAATATATGCTACCACGACCATCACCACGGTCGCGACACCATCCTACGACGATGTAGAAAGCATCAAAGAGTGGATTAAGGAAGCCGAGAACCGCTACGAGTGGCCGATGAGCCGCAACGAAGTGAAGCAGCGAGTGTTCGGTGAAATTGGAGGGCAGAAAAACAAGGATAAGCAACAAGCCGACCTCGAAGTCGCCATCAACCTGAAACTACTTGAGGAATCAAGCATCAAGAAGAAAGGCTACTACATGTTGCAAATCGGCGAAGATATGCCCTTCTAAAAATGTTGCCCCAACACCTTTTATCCCTAAAGGGATAAGACAACGATGTTGGGGCAACATCTGCGCGGGTTACGAGCCCCATGCCCCCCAAGGGGGAACAGGGGCAAGGGGCACGGAACCACACCCAGCCGCCACGCGCGCGCGTTATTGCTTTACAGAGATTTTTTTTCTTTTTGGCACGGAAAGCCGGTAAAATAGAGCAACCGGTAAAGATGGAATAAGGAGTCAGCCTCGCATAGCGTGCCTGATACGACGTTTTGTCGGGTCAGACACATTGGACTCCGAAAGGCTTAGGATGAGCGTGGGAGCATTGCCCACCCGTGCCACTATCAGCAGCGGCTGAGAAACAGCGGGCGACACGTCGCCTATGAGTGAATGAACATGTTGGACAACGAATCAAAAAGCGGCTGGAAAGGCAGTCGCGTGGGTGCAAATCCCACGGCGTAGGGTTTAGGCACTTCGGGACGATTCGGGCTGAGAAATTCAGGTAGTTCCAATAACTGTGAATGCTGTTCCCACGAAAATTTCGCACACGACAAGCTGGTACTTATGAGCTGTGTTCTGACCGACGGAAAGACGTCACCCCGCCTGCCACTCATCGGGCGGTTTTGCTGATTATTAACATTCCACCAATATGTCGAAAATTGACGACCTCACCATCCGCCGCATCAAGGAAGCAGCCAACATCGTTGATGTCGTGGGCGACTTCGTGAAGCTGAAGAAGAGAGGCGTGCGCTACCTCGGCCTGTGCCCGTTCCACGACGACAAGCACCTCGGCTCGTTCGTGGTCTATCCCAAGGGCAACGTGTTCAAGTGCTTCAAGTGCGACGCCAAGGGCGGGCCGGTGGAGTTCATCATGAAGCACGAAAACCTAACATTCCCCGATGCCATCCGCTGGCTCGGCAAGAAATACTCAATCGAGACAGATATGACCGATTTCAACTACACACCCCCACCACCACGACCGAAGCCAGCACCGCTGCCCATGCTTGCGCTGCCAATGGCGATGGTAGAGAGCCGCGAGCCAGGGCGCGAGCAGAACACGCTCGTCAACTGGCTGCGCACCGGCATCCGCTGGGACGCCACCCAACGCCGACGCATCGACGACGTGCTGAAGGCCTACCACGTGGGCCACGCCCGCCAAGGTCACGCCATCTTCTGGCAGATTGACAACGACGGCATCGTGCACACCGGCAAGATGATGCTCTACCGCCCTGATGGCCACCGCGACCGCGAGGCCCGCTACGGCTTCGACTGGATTCACTCGGCACTCTTCCGCGACAAGCGACTGCCGCAATGGGATGAAGAAAAGCAGGAAGCGAAGCCCACACTCTTCGGGCTCCATCTGCTCGACCGCTACGGCCCCTTCACCACGGTGAACATCGTGGAGAGCGAGAAGACCGCACTCATCATGGCCATCGCCTACGGCAACCACACTGGCCAGGTGTGGATGGCGTGCGGCGGACTGGAGATGCTCAACCGCGAACGACTGAAGCCCATCATCGAGCAGCACCGCCGCATCGTGCTCTATCCTGACCGCGACGGCATCGACCGCTGGCGGGCGAAACTGGAGAATCTACGCTACGACCGCATGCACCTGAACGCCGAACCCGTGCTCAACTGGTGGCGCGAGGAAGACGGGCCGAAAGCCGACGTGGCCGACGTGGTGGTACGCATCATCAACAATGCCAAGCCGACCATCGAGCCACTCACTGAACAGCCGGAAGTGAAGAACCTCATGGAAAAACTCGACTTAAAAGAAGTGAACAATGAAGAAGAAACAGAAACCCACTGACGAGAAGTTCGTGCCGATGGCTACGAAGATAAGCCCAGCCGCCGCCGAGGTGTGGGATGCCATCTGCCAAGCCAGACAGACCGACACCTACCACATGCTTCAGAACTTCATTTACACGATGATACGCGCGGCTGCCGACCCTCACGCCATGAACCCTGACATCCAGAAGATACTCACCATGCTTGACACCGACGCCGGATGGCAGAAGGCGTTCAACCTCTGTGCGCCCAACGTGAAGGCGAAGGTCTCGCAGGTGGTGCTCATCCTCGAGCAGGAAGGCCGCAAGGGCTTCGGGGCAGTGATGGTGAATCGCCCGTTCATGGACGACGCCACGATGACCGAATGCACCGACGACATTCTGGAGCGCGTCTGCGAGGTGACCATGCGGGGCATCTACCGACGGCTGCGACTGCTGGGTGCGAGGATGGATTGCAACAACCTGAGCGACGTGCTGCTCACCCTCATCGACTCGCAGACCATCCTCGACCTTGCTGGCGATGTGCAAGCAGAAGGCCCGCAGATGGGCGACCGTACCGACAACGGCCGCGAGTATGCCTACGGCAAGCGCACCAAGCAGACCAAGCGGCGCACGCCCGACACCCTCGACCTACAGCAGCGCATCACCTTCACCGATGCCGACCGCCAACAGGCCGACGAAGAGGTTGCGCGCAGCTCATCCGACAAAACGTCGGGTCAGCCTGACGACGAACCCGACTGGCGACCCTTTGGACAAGAATGGTAGAACTAAAACAAGACCGCAAGGCGCACAACATCTGGCTGATCACAACGACCGACAGCGAGGGCTTTCACCGACAGCTGCCTATCAGCCACGACGACATGACCGACCTCATGCGGCAATGGATGGAGGCGACGATATGAAGAATCGTATATACATGACGGAGTACGACACCTATATCTTCGACTCTGAGCGCAAGTACTTTGGCAGGTCTGAGTATGACTCTTGCACGGCATTCCGTATCGTGTCACCAGACAAGGACGGCAAAGACCCCGACGATCCATGCGCCGATGACCTGAGAGCAAGTAGGTCGATGGAGCGAAAGATATACAACTGGATAAAGCGAGCCGTGCAACCACGCGAAACCAAACGGAAGAAAAAGAAACGATGAGCAAGAAACTACCGACATCATGGCGATGCCGCAACGCCAAGCAGCAGAAGGACAAGGCGGAGATATACAACAGCCGCGAGTGGCGGGAGTTGCGCATCCTGAAGCTGAGAGCCAACCCGCTGTGCGAGGTGTGCGAGCGTGAGGGTATCGTGACCAGTGCC